CGGTGTAAGGTTGTTGTACTGTTACATCAAAATCACCGGTGTAAGGTTGTTGTACAATACGTGTGAAATCACCAGTATAAGGTTGTTGAGCAAGACGGGTGAAATCACCAGTATAAGGTTCTTGTACTAGTACATCAAAATCACCAGTATAAGGTTGTTGTACTGTCGTATCAAAATCACCAGTATAAGGTTCTAATACTGTTACATCAAAATCACCAGTATATGGTTCTAGTACTGTGGTCGTAAAGTTACCTGTATATGGTTCTTGTACTGTGGTCGTAAAGTTACCTGTATATGGTTCTTGTACTAGTACATCAAAATCACCGGTGTAAGGTTCGTCTTCTTGTACAACACGTGTAAAATCACCAGTGTAAGGTTCTTGTACTAGTACATCAAAATCACCGGTGTAAGGTTCGTCTTCTTGTACAACACGTGTAAAGTCACCTGTATATGGTTCTTGGGCAAGACGTGTAAAATCACCAGTATAAGGTTCTTGTACTAGTACATCAAAATCACCGGTGTAAGGTTCGTCTTCTTGTACAACACGTGTAAAGTCACCAGTATAAGGTTGTTCAGCAAGACGTGTAAAGTCACCAGTGTAAGGTTCTAGTACTGTGGTCGTAAAGTTACCTGTATATGGTTCATCTTCTTGGGCAACACGTGTAAAATCACCAGTATAAGGTTCTAATACTGTCGTATCAAAATCACCGGTGTAAGGTTCGTCTTCTTGTACCGTTGTCTCGAAAGTACCCACATAAGGTTCATCTTCTTGGACAACACGTGTAAAATCACCAGTATACGGTTCTAGTACGGTAGTCTCAAAGGTACCCGTATAAGGTTCAAGTGCCTCCGTCTCAAAAGTACCAATATACGGTTCTAGTACCGTAGTCTCAAAGGTACCCGTATAAGGTTCAAGTACGGTAGTCTCGAAAGTACCAGTATAATCTTCTTGAATTATTGTATCAAAATCCCCAACATAAGTTCCAACATAATCTGCCGTACTTACACTGATACCTACATCATTTCGAGTATCTACTGCAATACCCCGAGGAACCCAAACACCTGCATCAGTGGGGGCACCTTGAACAGAACTTCTAAGTTGATAGGTTCCGATTCCAGTTGCCATGATAACTTCTTTGGCACGTTGCCCTAAAGTAGTTTCTAAGGTACTTTCTGGAGCCGCTTGCAGACCTTGAAAGGCTCCAGAATTGCCATTTGATCTTTTGACTGATGCCGGAGAATATTTTGTCGGTTCAATGCCAGTAGAACGTATCCATATAGAATAGTTATTAGAAGTGCCGTCTAAACGAGTATCAGTAAATATATTAGAGATGAAAGTTGTCCAATCTCCACTAGGTTGCGTATCTGATAAACGAAAAACTCCTGGAAGTTCGTCGTGCATAATTTTTTTAACTAAACGTTTTACCACAATATCAAGTTCGGTATTGGACATTTCACGAACAGATTTAGTTGCCCTGTCCCAGTAAGTCAATCCTCTCCAGTTTGCTTCCCCTCTCTGAGGGACAATAGCACTATTGTTTTGATATAGCGTGGTAGATGTACTACCTTGTTCTTCTTGTTCGTTGACTGCGGCAACTGTTATGGTAGGGATTTGCAGCGTTGCACTGGCAAAATCAGGAGGTGCATCATCGGTTTCCGACATGGTTCCAAGAATTTCAAGATCAAAGTCTCCGGGTTCGGTTAGTACCAAATCCCAAGTAACCGTATAATCAGTCGATGCTGCTGCAGCTTGCCATGTCGCAAATCTTGGAGGTGGATCTACTGGATTAGGAGTAGGCGAAATATTATTACTGATGACATAACCGCCATCATTAAGCAAAGATGTGTTACGTGTCCATGAGAGATAAAGACCTAAAGTTTCCGCATCTTGACCTACTCCAAGCGTAAGAGCATGCTGCATCTTGACCTACTCCAAGCGTAAGAGCATGCTTTGCGGTAATTCGAATAGTGTCCCCAACTGCCACACTTGTTGGAGCAGAAGGTGCAGATCCCCATGTAATATCAAAAAGAGTGGGTTTGTCTAATCTTGTGGTAGCAGTGACTGTTCCTAAATTATGAATAGTAGGAGTAACAGTAACCGTAGAGAAGAAGGTGTCGGTATAAGCACCAACCGTTGCCCCCGAAGTAATATTTAACGCGGCCTTATCGGATACAGTAGTAGTAGATAAATGTATGCCTGCACGATATGCGAGATAATCTTCTTCGGAAATGACCATTTCCTTTAAAGATCCAGACTCTAATATTTTTAACGGGGCTACCATTGTGTAGTTACGCTTTCTCTAAAATCAACAATACCTCTATTTATATGATTTTATTTGCTATAACTTCAAGGAGGCCTTTTATATCTTGCATTTCGGTTTCTAATTTGTTGAGTCGATTATCCAACTGTTCTCGGGCAAGCTTACGGAGTTTCTTCCTCTGCTTTGCTGCATGAATAGCGCCCGAATTAGTATTGATAATTGCATTAGTTTCGTTATCTCTTACTAATTCGGACCACCCTTCTATTCCAGTATATTTATTCATCATCATACAGCAAGTAACTTAATACTTATGTCTCTTAGAGCAGGGACAGAAGCAGAGTTCTGTGATTTCATAACAAATTTTACTTGTGCCTGATTAAATCCGGCAAGGTTTCCTGCCACTCCTCCTGGTAACAACGTAACCGGAACAAAGTTATTAGGATTCGAACTCTTAGGTATTTCTGTTAATGCATTATATTGCACCCAATTTTTACTCAAAAGGTCCTCACCACCTGTTGCAACTCTATAGTATGTATCTAAACTACCTTGAAGTGGCAATTGGGTATCAAACTTAATAGAAAGACCAACCGCATCTTCGTTTACCGTAATAGGCGCAGTAATATGCTTAGACAATGCAGAACCTCCATCAGGTTCCGTTTCTGCCACATTGTAAATTGGAGGGGTGATAGAATCGTCATCAACACATGATTGTACAAGAATTGCAGAACATCTTTGCAGATCAACTATTGGACTGACATAATCACTAATACTCTTCAAATCAATTTTAACATCCAAAGAGAAGGTCGAAGATCCTGCAATAGTACCATTATTAGTTGCAGTGCCATTGGCATCAATCTCTTCGCTTCTCATTGCAATCATACGAGGATAATCATTAAACGCGAGATTTTGTTTTGATTGTACTTTCGTGTAGTTAACATCCTTCACAAACTTAGTAGTGAGAGGATCTGATAATGAACGTCCTTGAGTATACCTAGCAAAGGTTTCAGAAGTTGTTCCAATAGGCAGAACAGATTCAATGTAAGGATTGAAAACCTCGAAATGAATGTTTCTTGCACTCAGTACGTTTGCGCCGCCTCCTTTCGTCGTAGAACTTGCGCTCGCCCCTGCAACCACCTGATATCCTTTACCATCTATTCCGGTAACTGTTCGACTTCCATTAATATTTGCTGCGCTGATGCCACCAGTATCAATTGCCCCCGATATGGTTGCAGTCTCTCCAACATGTAGACCATGACAAGGATGGGTTACATAAATCGTGCTAGTTCCGTTAGTACGAATAGGATTGTTAAGAAGAAGTTTTGAAGGTGCGACCGAATTACGTAGAACTAAACTCCCGTTCGTGTCGAAAACACATCGGTTAAGTTTGAACATCAAATCTGCTTCATTTTGTACAGTAGACGTACTATTTCGAGAATAGAATAATGAACCCACCAAAGGTGAAGTTGTTACTTGTTTATCAGTACCCAGTTCAAACTCACCCGTCTTAGAAATATATATTTCATAGTCCGAAGATTGCGTCTTCAGACAGATAGCATATTCTTGCCAAGGAGAAAGGTACACTGGTTCGTCAAAAGTGAATACGGTTGGGGTTGCTTTAATAACCGTCATTGTTTCGGTACTAGGAATTGCAACTGAAGCACGTGCAACAACCACTGTTGATCCCGGTACACTTTCTGAAAGGGATGGGCGGCCATTTTCCATCGGTCGAATTTCCATAATAATTGGAATCGATGTGCTTGGTCTTGATTTAAAGAACAAATCAACACTAGAAAGTACCACTCCATGAGCATTATCAACATGAAAACTCTGAGCAAATGGTGTCGAACTTTCTCCAATTTCACGTACCGTGGTTGCATCAGATCCAAAGTAATTGATATCTACATCAACATAGTCTTTGAGAATGCGACTGATATCAATATTACCAATGCTTCCTTCTAAACCTGAAGTATCAGGACCGTAAGATCCTGAAAGATGCGGAGAAAGCAATTTGATGTCTGTGCTTGAAAGAGCATCGAGTGTTTGATCAACACTTTTCGCATGTACACCACCGGGACGTTGACCTCGATCTGATGGTCCAGACATAGGACTCAATACCGACCAAGAGGGTTCAAGGTACCGATTAGACAGCACATGGTTTCTAGCATTATTAATTGCTCCAACTACCGCGTAGTATGAGCGACTATGACTTCCAGCATTAGTGATATCGCCACTCGTGTTATCCACAAGTTTGAATTCTCGAACACCCGCACGGAAACGTAAACCAGAACTTGCTTGTGATCTTCGAAGTGCGCGATTCGCCACCCCAGTCATTACCGGTCTTTGATTAGGTATAATGAAGGACCCTTCAATTTTACCTTCCGAGTTGGAAGTGATAGCATTCACACTTGGATGCCCCGAGAGGTTTTCGTATTGATTGCCTACGTCATCTGTAGTTGCAGCATATCGAGTAAAAGTATCATTACCGTTACACCAGGCGGTTACATTTATACCATCAAAAAAAGCATTGTATGTTGTGTTGGGTCGCATCCCTTCCGCTTTGAAGAAAATCTTACGAGACCTAATCCAAGGGACGAGTGCCATATCAATTACACGATTACCGACTCTTTGTCGAATTGTGTCTGAACTGACCACTCTTCGAACTGAACCGTTAGTAGTTAAATTGGTTGCGCGTGAGGTCGAACCTGAACTTAGATCTACGGTAGATTCGCAACCCGAGAAAGCAAAGTTCTGTCCAGACGGTGTGGTTGACAAAGGATTAGGACGAGAGTAGGGCTGCACCTGATCTTCTACCGAACGACCTAACCAACCCCATTCCCAGTTATTCCACAAGGTTTGTGATCGATTATCAAGTCTTCTTTTTCCTGCAAGAACCGGAGAAGTATCCCAATAGGTACCTTTCCATTCATCACTTGAAGGAGAAAGGATCATCTTACCTATGTTATCCACTTCATTTGTTTTATTGATTGCCACACTTGTAGATGCACGATCTTGTTTTTGCCATTCAGCAGTAGTATAATTTAAATATACATTATCACCCGATTGAGTTACATTCTTCGAGGTGTTCTGATAAGATGCGCCACCAAAAACTGCTCCATCATCTGGTTGATAAATTAAACGGAGGTTTTCTTCATCAAAACATGGACGAACAAGTTTGCTTTCGGGATCCAAAGAGGCACAATAGTCTATAAGGTTGGTATCTGCTACACCTTGATCATCAAGTGTATCGACAATATAACCAGATTCTGGTCTTTCTAGACCGTCTGAATCTAAATCAGTGTCTAACTTAGTTGCTAACTCAATACCTGTTAGAGTAGAGAGTTCTTCAAGAAGACTCAATCGTCGATCTAACTCTGCAATATCGGGCATAGTGTAAACTTTATGCTCCAATGGGTACATAGATAAATCGTCTGGATTTATTGTATAAGGATTCATTACGACCTTATACAATTCCATGGAGTTGTCAGGAGTCTGTTTAAACTGAGGCTCCCTTGCCTGTTGCCCCATCAAAACTTTTACTTCCCCGTCTTCTGTGACCAGAATTTTGTCTGCGCGACCAAGGTAAAATTTAGCGTCGAATTCAACTGAAGTTCCGTTGGCAGGTGGTTTTGCCGCATCAGTCGTTGAGGACATGCTTGAACCGTCATAGTAAGGACGAAAATCGATATAATCTCGAAGAGATCGGATCTCACCACTGGTCATACGATGATTAGGAAGGTCTTCGTAGTCGATGTTAGAGAAAGATGAAAAGTCGAAGAAATCACCATCACTATGATCGTAGTGGGTGTAAGTCACATCGATAGAACCGGTATGAGCAATTCCCGCATTTAAAATCAATCGTCCTTTTTCATAGAAGGTGTCTTGCTGACCATTATATAAAGTAAAGTCACTAGTAATATCAACCCCACTCTGAGAAACCAAAGACACTTGAGCAATATCAGTTTCATTAAATGTAATACCACCGGCAGAAATAGTGTAGGCAATTGCCGTCTTAGTTAACAATTGCTTGGTTCTTCGTACTGGTGCAGAACGTTTAATTTTTAAACATACTGAAGTATTAGTTGAACCGGTAAGACCAGAAATTGTGTATGACAATCCATTTGCCGCGATTACAGGTGTCACGCCTTGAACAATTCCTATCCCGTCTTGATATACAATCCAAGATTCTGGATTTACATAAATTTCAGATCGAGTCGCATTCAAATCGTTGGCGGCAGCGCCAGATGTAGAGTCAAACACACCTCCAGCAGTCGTTGCCTGTGATGCCGTAGTAGTTGTGTAAGTATAAGAAATGTCTGTTGCTGTTGCCAGAGCCGGACGTGCATAAGGATAGGGGTATAGATAACTTGTATTTGCCCCACCCTGAAGAACACATAAAGACCCGGTCAATTCAACGTCTGCTACAATTGCAGTTGAGGATCCGATAGACCGAACGGCACTAAACTTGTTTGCCCCAGTCATTATAATTCGAGTAAGGTGTAACTTAAAAACGCCTCCTCCAACTTTAGTTATGTCGGTTACCGTAGCACTACCTATTGTACTCCCGCCGTATCCGGCCGCGGATCGAAGATCTACTTCCAGAACAGTACTGCTATTAGCACTGATCAATGGGAATTGACCGCTGGACAATCCTGTAGGCATAGTGACGTTTACATACTGCCCATGAGCAATACCAATACCACCATTGTTTATTGTTTCGGTTGCATCTGGACGAGGTACACGAATTTTAGTGGGCACTTGTTTATCGATTCGATAACCGTTAACATATGCCGTACCCGCTGACAGAACCATTGTCAAATCCGAATCTGCATTGTTGTCATCTTCATAATGTGCAGTAAAAGGTGCAACCAGATAGTTACCAGATTCTTCTTTAGTTCTTGCGGCAAGCAAATCATTGATCTTGTTGTAAGCATCAATTTCCTGTACTTGCTCAGTGAGTTTACCGTTTTCTATACGACAAATGAATAGGAAGGTATCATCTGATGTAACGGCACTTTCTTCTATTATATCTAAACGAATTGTATATCGATCTGCTCCGGGTGCTGAAGTATTAGAAGTGCCACCCCAGTTATCATAAAGTTGACTTCCAATCGCACCACCATAACCATCGGAATCAGAATTGACAGTTGTGACACTTTGGTTTACTTTAAAACCAAGCACAGCATTGGCAGGATTTCGAGGAACTGGTCCAAGAATAATAGACTGCTCACGCGCATGCACGAAGTGACCCATAGTATAGAAATCACCTTCACCTATGGTTACTTTACATGCACTCCCTACATCTGCTCCTGCCCCAGCATTTGTTATCGTCAAAGAACCAGCATTGGGGGAAAGGAGAGTACCTCCCTGAGAAAAACGAACCGATTCTGTGCCTATCGTTGCCGTACCGTCAGAGACATACCGTACATATAAGATGTTGTTTACTGAATCCTTTTCAAGAACAATTGCCTTGACACCAGAAGGAGCAGACTGCTGCTCAATTTCTTCCCCGACTACAACGTTTTCAATCGAGGTTGTTATTTTAACAAACTGATAGGTAGCGTTGACAGTAATTTCACCAGCAGATACCGCCGCGCCTTCCTTGTATATGTTGTTACCCAATCGTCGCATCTCACCATTGATGATGCTCTGCATTTGAGTCAACTCTCTTGCTTGAAGTGCTCGACCACTGTTGAATAACACACGATGATAATTATTATTCTTATCCCAATCATCGAAGTATGTCTGCGAAAATGTGTTTTTGGTGAAATTCGCCATGGTGTTCTCTATCCCTTAAAGTCTAAGTATTTTTGATCTATCTTTTCTACACGATGATCTATCGTGCTTATTTGTCGTCCTTCTTCATCTTCCCACTTTACCACCCGCATATATGAGGTATCGAATCTACCTACGTTAATTGCCATTTCTTGTACCCATGCATCTACATTGTAGTGTGTCGGTAACTCAAGCATTTCAATTAACATCTTTGCAATTGGAGGTGTTAGATAATATCCTGTCATTGGATTTGCTCTTTTACCTCTCCAGTTACATAATAAAATCATTTCATTGTCTCGTAATAGATTTATAGGAGGCAATTTAAGTAATTCACAATCATGTTCTATGAATATAAATGCTTTATTTTCTTTTACACACATTTTCCAACATTCGTATGCAGAGAACCATATTGCTTTTTCTGTTGGTGTAAATTTCCTGTTTGCCGTTCCTACTTTTGTACTGTTTTTATAACCGTTTAAACCGTAACTAATCGGGGTATTGTTATATTTACTAAAATCTTTCGGAGTGATTGCTTCAAAATGATTAACCTTTACTCCAAATTTTTCCCAACTGGGAAGTACTAAATTTTTAAAATATTGAGATTTCTCGTCATCCGACATCGATATCATATAAACATCTGGATAACCTTTAAGTTTAAATTCAGGTCTACTACGTCTTATACTCATATTAAAAATTTACTATCAATCTTATTTCTTCAGTTTGTGATGAATTTCTGGGCGTATCACTATCGTTACTTATATAGAGAATATCTCCTGAAAATACGTCAACATCTGGATTGATAGTCCCAGTAACAGTACCCTGACCACCACTTGCCGTAGTGACCAAAGAGTTATCAAATGCTTGGATACCCAAAGAAATGTCTTGTATGTAATACAGAGTACTTCCGTCCAAATTTACAACATATCCTTGACTACCCGTAGCCGCTTGTGATATCAATTCATCTTCAATAAACGTACCACTGATTCCGGTCAAGGATAAAGCACTCAAAGCATTTGCCGTATTAGCAGTTAACGAACCTCCTCCATATTGACTTGGATTACGTATGAGTGCTACTGTTCGGAAATCGTTCTCTGCCAAAATAGTATTTAATTCGGAGTTCTGAAAATCCGTTTTAATCAACAAACCGTTACTTCTTAAGGTTGCCCGAGGATCTTTATTGAGATTACCGATAACTGGTCTTAAGATTGCACCTGACCCCGAACCCCCGTCTGTAACGGTGAGTTGAACATCAGTGTATCCACTACCGTGTACAATTTTACCTACTCCGTCTGAATCTAAACCAATGTGAGTAATAACACCCCCCGATTGGATGGCAGAAAAACCTAAAGGATTACCTTCTCCGTCATTAGCAGTACCATTGCCACTGAAAGTAACCGTAGGAGCACTGTAATTAGACCCTCCGTCAACAACCTGAATTGATAAGATTTCTCCTGCAAAAGAACTGTCTTGCATCTGTTGCTGTTCAATTTCTTCTTCTAATGTAGGAGCACCTCGAACGCGTTTGACCGGCATCAAAGTGTTGGTTTTAAATTGAGTTGACGCAAAAGGACTTGCTTTGTACAAGTACCGCCAGTGATATCCATCAGAGGTCTTGAAGGTACGTATTTGATCGTTGGGAGGCGATTGGCTAGGATCTGCCACAGTTTTGGTGGGTGCACTGGGACGTATCGTGCTAGGAACTATTGCACCAGTAATCAGATTCCTTCCGTTTTCAACACAGACGAAAACTTCATCGCTATCATTTATTACGTAATATTCATTGGACTGTGTGCTGTATTTGTCATCGAACGGAAAATACGAGGTCGTACCGCTAACATCCCATGAACTATTAGTTATGATTGCCGTATTGTTGGCAGAAATCTTATAGGATTGAAATGACGCACGAAGGTCTTTAATCGATGCGGTGCCCGATGCTTCTGGTTGTTCGGGAACATCGTTATTTCCAGGCCATGCTTTGGATCGTCCGAGCGCAATATAATAACTATTGTCTGCCGAATCAAGGTCTTTCTGAAGAAGGTCAACCAAGGTGGTTTTCAGTTCTTGGGTAATGGTTGCTTTTGGATCGCTCATATCTTATTTTCCGTTTACCTTCCTATTTATACTGAAGTTGTAATGACTGCTGAAGAAGACGATCTAATAGCATCTAGAGCAAGAACATTTTCTCGAACCGTATTGATGTTCCCTTGGTTGCCTGAGAGGACAGACACTCGCAGGTAAGAATCACCACCGGACAATGCTTGAGGTGCAAACCCTTGAATATATACAATACCTCTTTGAGGATCAAAATAACCCGTATTGGTCGTGAGCACCGTAGCACTACCCCGATCAAATATTTCAAGGATGTTTGATCCAATTCTATTTCGAATGGCACAAGTTCGGTTTGAAAAGGTGAAATCACTCGTCTCAAGAATTGTTTCATCATCGAAATCTGAGAGAATTGATCCAGGAAAAGTAAATGTATAATCTTTCCCAACAGTAAAGTTTATATCTGTCGAGGCAAGGCGTTGTTGCATTCGAACGATTGCCCGAGAGGATAAGATCCCGACATCAGTATCATCAATCGAAGTCAAAAGATTAGATCGTCTAAAAGATTGATCAAACTTTCCAATGTTGGCAGTGAAATAGTTACTTACTGAATTATCGACTAGTGTCTGTGCTTGAAGATTGGTCACGCTTGATAGTCTTGAATTGAATTGAAATACTGGAGTGATTTCTAAGTAAGTAATAATAGGATCGGTATATTTAACTTCAAAGCTGGCAACCGATAGGTCTTTGGCATATGCCGTAATTGCCGTCTTTTGTGCCGGAATATTTACCCCTTCTTTGAATGAGATAGACAAGTATACTGCCCCAATGTTTTGAGGTATATTATCCTCCCCTCCCCATGCTTTAATATCATCAATGTACTGACCAAAATTTCGAAGTACAAGAGTCGAATAATCTGCCGCAGTTACCATTCGGTTTTGTGACGCATAGAGGTAGGGCGCATTCTTTCGAATAGACTCGATAACTTCTTTGTCACTACCACCAGCACTTTTCTGCACTCTTATGACAGTAATGGGAGTGGTGCCTCCTCCAGCAAGTGGGAATTCACTGGTTGGAGTAAAGTTAAGTCCTCCATTAGCAGTTGGTCCACCGCAAGAAAGATAACTAACTTCAATCTTTTCTCCTGAAACCGGAGAGATACCGAGAGTCGAACCATTACCAAAAGTAACCTCGTAGTAACCGTTGGGTGATTCTTTCAACACATAGATTCGAGTATTCTCATCAATCGTTGTGATAACATCAATGTTTTGATAGGCCACGTATGTAGGTGAAGTTGCAGAATTGTAGACTTTGATTATCGCAGTCGAAGAGTCCATAGACTCATCAGGAATGACGTAAGTATCGGTCTCACTTGCAGGGCCCGCCAGAAAGATTTTAGTTTTTTCGATGCCTTCTGTAATATAGAGATCTTTATTACCATCTGCATCAACAAATTGATAGTTTCCACTTCCGTCTTTGGTTGCATTATAAGTTTCTCGTGTCTGAAATGTAAATGCAGTTCCTTCTACGGTAGTGGTAAAGGTGGTTCCAGAGGGTAAGGTATATATTGAAGGTCCGGCAACATCAGTGACTTGTAATCGGACAATGGCCTTTGCGGCAGTTTGACTCCTAACATTATAACCTAATGCTCCGGCAAGACCTACCATACTACTACGTAACTGTGCTGTACTTAAATAACTTTCGTTCAAAGCAAAGTTAGCAATCAATCCGTTATAGTGTGTGTTGTATGCAAGAACATCCAGAAGATTGGAAAGACCGCTTGCTTCAAAATTGTAATCGTTAAACTCTTCGGTAGATTTAAAAAACGTTTTAAGATTGTTTTTAATCGAATTGAAGTCTAGTCCGGTCGATTTTATAGTAGTTTCCGTCATCTGTACCTCGTAACAGTAGTTTCTAGAGTTTCGGTCTGATCAATGTTCAACACACGAAAAGTTAATTTTACTTGTAATCTATTCTGATCTGGTGCAAGATTTACTTCTAATTCTTCAATGGACGCACGAGGTTCGTATTGGTCAATGACCTGATATATCCGTTCGCGAATATCGTCTTCGGCATCTTCATCATCTACCAAGTCAAATAACATTTTAGTTAGGTTTGCCCCATATCTCGGACGAAAAGGTTTATCGCATTCATTACTTAATAAAAGATTTTTAACTGCTTGTTTGACTGCCGCAGCATCAGTTTTCTTAAAGATATCATCACTTGCCGTAGTATTTACGGCAAAAGATAAGTCTAGATCAGAGTAAACTAGTTTTCTGTTAGTAACTAGAGATACTGACTGTAAGTTTTTGTCTTCTGTACTTTGTATTTTTGCCATATGCTTATTTATACATTTATTCTAGGATTTCTATTAATTCATTCTTCGACTGCAATTCTCCGTTGTAATAAGTATCAATTGCACTTTTAAACTGGAGATCGAAAGTTTCCGGAACCATTGGCATTTCTACTACTAACTGTGCAGTCAATTCTCCGGAGGGATCGTATGTATCGTAGTCAATAGACAATCGATCATAGTCGGCATAATCCTTCCAGTAGTTGGCAAGATCATACGTCTTAGGAATGTCAGTCTTTCCTTTCTTGTTAATGACTTGATAGACCACGGCGCGACCATCGACTTTAAGTTTATTGACTCCGCTTGGAGTTTCGTTGATTGCCGGAAGATATACTCCCTCACTTACAGTGATCCGTACAGTTCCGAAATCCGGATTTTTCTTGGCATTAGTCAGAAGTTCGGCATGAAGGTAAAGGTTTCGTGCAAGTTGAGGAATGTCAGTAGTTAATTGTATCAACTGAGTCCTTGTTCCTCGACTTCCAAGGAATTTGCCCATCGTAATACCACGGCCAAGTTTAGTGGCACTAGTAAAGTCCGTAACAAAATTAGGATTGTAAACGGGATCTGCCAAGTAAATCATACTGTAAACCTCTTGCTCTTCTTATCCGCAGGATTATTGCCTATAAACTTAAATCCAAACCTTGAAACTGATTTTTTATTGACCGAACGATTGATCTTTTTAGGCACCACCCTTTTGAATTCAGAATTTAACTTGCCTTCTGCAACCAAAAACGAAGTGAACTTACCGTTTTCTCGATTAGTTTTGTCTCTTAATTTGGATCTAATCTCATGTATAGTAGGGTCAAAAGTAAACAGTTCATCATAGTCATCACTACGTAGTATTTTTAATTTGATCGAGTCGGGATCGGTTGACGCAATATCAATTTTCACGTTCTGTACCGCATACTCACTGCCCGATATTTTTCCAATGATAGTGGCACTGGTAGGCATCGGAGCAGTCGGTGGAATCTGAACATAGTTAAAAATAGTCGGATAAGTTTCGGGGGGGCCGACCGAATCGTAATCGCCAAACCCGTACCCAGACGAAGGATCCGCAGAAAGAGTATCCAGCCATGTGTTTACTGCTTCTTTGGCAACCATCGCCAGATCTGCCCGTCGAGCATGTGCTGCCTGTCGAGCATGGGATGCTTTTCCTGCTTCCTCTGCAAAGTCTGACACAATAGCATTGCTTGCTTTACCGACCAGAGTACCATAGAAGGTAGTACCCCCACCCAATCCTTTGGCAGGACCACCGAACATCTTACCAAAATGATCGACCTGTTCCCCTCCAATTATACCGAGAGCGGCAGTTGCTTCTAGAGTATGCCCAGTAATTCGTATCTCTTGAGAAGTGATTGTATACTTCTCTACGGATGTTGATAAAATTGATTTACCACTGTTGAATTCGATCAAACCTTCAACATAATTCTTCTGTAAACCTTTGACTAACCAATGATTGTCCCCAAATATTGTGTCGGTAGAAGTTCCAATAATCTTTGCACTTCGATCACCTTTCACAATATAGTTCTGATTCTCTTCAATTGTCTTAATATGATTACGGTGTATTTCTTCGGTTTTATTACCTGCGGTCTTGACATTATAATTACCATCTACGGTAACATTATAATCTCCGGTCACATGTAAATTAAGGTCACCACTGTACACTAGATTACCGTTTCCTTCCACAATAATAGTTTCATCACCTCCAGTGATTTCTACTTTATTGTTAACAGAGGAAAACAAAACACTTCCGTCTGCGCGTAGTTCTAATCCATGTCCCAATCGATGACGAATTAAGATGCGCTCGCCACCGGGAGTATCGTCTATTTCAACAACATGACCGCTTTTAGATTCATTTACTTGATTAAAAGGATACTGAGAAGGACGTTGTTCAGGAAGTAAAGTCGGAACACCATAGTCTCCTCCTCCTGAAAACAAAGCATTGATCTTCTCACCTTTTGCTGCTTTATTGATCGAGGATCCATAAAAGTAATCTTGGTTAGGAAACTCACCTGTCGCATCATTGAACCCATCCCGAGGAATACCTTCGGTTATTTCCCGAGCATCACCCGTAACTGCTTCTCGTTTGTTTTTATTGTCAAGTTCAGTAGTCATATATTATACTTCCTTACCAATTAAATCTGTCGGACTGAACGGACCTTCGGTCAAAGGATCTGTGAATAAAGTTTTTTTATTGAATACATCAAAAACATAATCTCTTACGTCAAAGCCCGGATCACTCACTGTCACATCGATATCATTATGACCAATGATCTGACCACCAGGATAAGCATTGTAGAATGCAGAACAAACATCATAGAAAGTATTCATCTGTGCTCGTGTCAATGAAGCACTAGACAAATACTGTTCGGGGTTGGGAGTTTCACTTGAACAATTTAAACCACCTACAAAGACTATTCCCATACTATATTCATTATGTCCGTTAATAGAAGCATGTTCACCTTCAATATTTAAGGGGCGACCACGTTGCAAAGAACCATCTCTTCGTATCACATAATGATAACCTATACCCTTGCCCCCAAGATCTTTTTGTATTGAGTCAATTTCTTCACTTCCGATATTTTTGTTAGTGAATGTTTCAGTCCAGTGAATCACCATTTCAGTGATGTCTCTAGTTCTCTTGTTAAATTCTGCTTCTAGTTCTTCGAACGATGAAATATAATAAAACCTCGGGTCTGCCTTTGCCCAAGAAGTATATGCTTCTGTAAGGTTAAACGGATCAGCAAACGCACTGCTCTCGTTACTAATCACCGAAGATCCTGCAATCGTAGTATCGAGTTGTGACAGATCAAATTTAATTTCTTCGTTGCTTTTTTTACTGTTACCCTTTTCTCGAACAATGTTGACTGCTTCGGACAGTTCTTGTTCACTACCCTGTGCTTTGGCAATCACTTCATTTATTTCAATTGGTCGCATGTCAGGACCAAGATCTTTAACTGTTTTCTTTGCCTCTTCCAATCCGTCTAAATTAAATCCCTGCAACAGACCCATTCCGAATTGATTAAGATCTTCGGACACATTATCAACAAATTCATTTGCTTTATCTACTATACTATTAATTGCACCCTCGACCTGATCGACTGCGTTCTTAATATCGGATCCTAACTTTCCGGTTATATCTCCTAATGCGTTATCCAATTTATCATCTAAAATTTTGAGAGGATTGTCTTTGAAATCATCGACCAACCCAATGGCCTCGTTTATTGGACCCGTAAAGTTTTGTTGCAACGCGTCAGTGATGTTTAAGGCGATTCCATCTCTGCCTACTGACACGTTATTTAACATACCCGCCGGATCTGCCGGAATGCTTCCAATTACTATGTCTTTGACTGCTGCTGCTTTAGATGCCAGTTTACTGAGAGCATCACTACTATCGAATGCACCAACCTTTCCTTCCAATTCTTTCATTGCTTTGGTTAAACCGGCAGGTGCACCCGGAACCGTCACACTGCCCTGTGCAGTCTTTGTTACCGCACCCATTGCCGTCGAAAGTGTTTGATCTGCACTATCTACCCATTGTGCTGTAGGGTAAAACTTACCTCCGGCAAACTCTTCATATTTGAGTTGAGGTACCGTAAATACTTTGGCAACCACGGTGTCTAACTTATCGTTTATCGCGCCACCCAAGATATCATTTGTCTCAGCGTCTAACAACCCCGCGACTGGGTTATCGACAAGAGAATCTGGTTTATCTTTGGCACCCGATAT